TGCCGCCTGCAAGGTCCATGCGGGTGAACGTGCCAACCCCGCCCTCGACCATCGCGTAGCCACTCAGGGCTGCCAGGGAGCCGCCGCCAAAGGTCAGGCCGCCTTGCGCTGCGGTAATCGAGACATACCCGGTCGCCGCCTGGAAGGTTGAGTTCGGCAGCGTGGCGACTTCATCGCACAACCAGCGCACGTTGTTGGCAGATCCGCCAGCGCCGGGGGCCGTCACGATGTTGACGAGGTTCTGGTATTCCTGCGCCGTCCCATCGTCTATGTTCGGCTCGTCGCCCTCGGTACACGCCCCGGTCTTGCTCGGGCCGTACACCCAAAAGACCGCTCGCGGGTTGCCGGCAAGCTCCACGCGGATCTTCTCGGCCAGGTCGAACTCCACCCAGGCGCCGTTGCTCCAGATGTACCGCTTACTCTGGTTGGTTGGCGGGGAGATGGCGTCCGAGGGCGCGTGTGTTTGCTGGCTATGGTCATAGGCGATCTTGCCGCGATCACCCTGGTAGGCGGTCGTGTCTGTCTCGCCAAGGGTAAGGTCGTCGCTGCCATCCGTGTCCCATCCTGCCGTGTCTGTGAAGCGGACCAGATCGGCGGAGTCCGTGAGCTGCGTCGAGGCCGTCACATCATCCGAGCCATCCTTGTCCCAGCCGTTGAAGGCCGACTCGTTGCCCGTTACGGGGGTCGGCTCGGCCGTGCTGCCTGTGTTCAGCGTGAAGGTGCCGCTGCCGTTGTCGGTCAGGGTGCCGTTGGTTACGATCAGGGTGCTCACCGTGCCGCTTGGGGAGGCGTCGGCCTCGCGGATCACCAGGGAGCCGCCCTCCCCGCCCCCGACGAGATCTGTGCCGCAGGCCCAGGCCCCATTCACCCACTTCTTGACCTGATCGTTCTGGCAGGCCAGCTTGGCCTCCCACGGTGCGGTCGTCGCGCTGATGGCGCCTGCAATGTCCAGGGCGCCGTCAACGCGCAAGGTGCCGGCAGAGGCCCGACTGAGGGCGGCATCGACCGCGTTGGTCCCGTTCCCCCAGGTGATCCGGCCAGAGGCGTCGATATTGAACCGGCCGGCCCCGCCGCTTTCTCCGGGCGGGTTGATCTTGACGGCGCGGCTGGTGGTCGATCCCGGGACGAGGTGGAGCATGGTGGGGTCGGGATCGGACGCCTCGATGTGGAGAAGGTGCATGTCTGCACCAGGGTTCCCCCCCGACTGGATGATGTCCAGGGAGTGACCCGTCGCGTTGCCGGTGAAGTTGAACACCATCCCGCCTGCCGGATTGGTGAAGTTCCAGGTCAGGGTCCGGTTCGCCATGCTGAACGTCTTGTTCTCGGTCGGATCAAGCAGGCTGGACAGGCTGTGTCCGTGCGAGAGCAGGCTGTACCGGGCGTCCCCGCGTGTCTGGTTGAAGTAGACGGCGGAGTGCGGATCAGCCGCGCTGGTGTGCGGGACCAACAGGCTTTCGACCGTGACCTTCCCGGTCTTTTCCGGGGACAGGCGGTTGGGCTGGTAGATCGGCACAACGTCGACGGTCGGGCTGATCGTGGTCGCGTTTTGCAGCTCGCCGATGGTCGCGGCCAGGGCAGGGGTCCAGGCCAGCAGCAGGGGGAGCAGGAGCAGGAGGCGCAAGGCGGTCATGGTCAGCCTTTCTTAGAACTCTATCGGTGTGCCGGCGTCGGTCGTCACAACCGTGCCGTCATCCAGCGTCCAGACATAGGTTTGGCCAGGGGCGAAGGTTAGCCCCTTGTGCCAAGAGGCAACCGCCGGCCTCGCGGGAGGCCACGCCGAGGCAAGGTGCTGGATCGTCGGCCAGGACGAGGCAACCGGAGGCCGCTGGTAGGCTGGCCAGGTCGCCGTTACACCCATACCGGGCCACCTTGGACCAGGACGGCAGGGCCAGAGTAGAACGGCACGGGGATGCCGGTGTCGGTCGTGGTCAGGATCACGAACTCAAGCTCCTTCTCGTCGGCACCGGCAAGTGCCAGGGCAACATCCCCCGGGGTCCAGAGCACGTTGCCAATCTTGTTCGCGCCATCCCACAGGATCGTGAAGGTCAGGACGGGGACGGTCGGTGCAGCCCGGTCAAAGACGTAGCCCTGCCACAGCCACCCCTCGGCGTTCTCTTTGGTCACGACCTTGAAGGGCCAGGGGACAACGCCGTTGGTGTAGAGGCGCATGGCGCCGGCAACCGGGAGAGACTTCGCCATGACTAGCTCCTATGGAATGTGTAGCTGGCGTTGACGGCGGCGTTGCCACGCGCCGCATTGAGCTTGAGCAGGCCGACCTCGCGCCGGAAGTGGCCGGTCATCTCGCGCCATTGGGTCATCTGCCCGTACTTCCCCTTGTCCGCCCAGGCGTGTCCAGACATGGACAGGAGGGCGGCAGCCGCCCCGTAGAGGAGCGCCTGGTACGCCGCAGACACCAGGGCGTCGGGCAGGTTCATGGCCGATGCCTTCGGGCGGAGCATCACCTTCGCGTAGACCGGGACATCATCCGTGTCCGGCACGGCGCGTAGCGTGAGGAGGTTTAACGACAGACTGGCTTCGTCCGGCGCCCCTGTCTCCTCGTCACCGTCCCCCCATGTCTGTGTCTCCTGGTCCCAATGTCCGACCCACGGCACGACCTCGATCTGCTCGCCGCCGACATGGACAGACACCAGGCGGGACACCTCCATGTCTGTGTCCTCCGGCTCCAGCTCGTACTGCGGCTCGCCGGACACGGTGAGGATCTTGATCGACTCGGTGGCCAGGGGCATTTCGTTGCAGAGCTGGATCGCCACGCGGCGGATCGCGCCGAACACGGTCGGCACGGGCGCACCGGGGGCCATCATGGACACGTCCGACATCAGGCCCATCAGTGCGTTGTTCATGCCACCATCCCGTTGATCGCGTTGATGAACTGCTGGTAGTGCGCGGCAGCGCGTCCCGCAGCGCCGGCGTGATCCATCTCCTTGCTGTAGGCCCGGTACAGGATGTAGTCGAGCAGCATGCCGGAGAAGATGTCGTTCAGGCCGATGTTGCTGCCGGTCGTGGCGGCCTCCACCGGACACCGGCTGTAGACGACCTCGACGTGGTGACGGTCGGCGGCCGGCTGCGGCGGGTAGACATGGAAGGTCCGGGGGCTGGCCGGGTCATGCGTGAAGTGGATCACGGTGCCACGCGGGAACCCGAAGCGGGTGGTCTGGTCGCTGTGCCATACGGGCCATTGCGCGTCCAGGGCTTCCTTGGCGGCCCTGCGGATCGCGGGGCCAGGGGTGGCCCCGTTCACGCCAAGGTTGCGGGTCACATCAATCAAGGCCACGGCATCGCTCGGCAACGCCTGGAGCGTCCCGGCTGCAAGCTGCATGCTCGCCGTGTGCGGGTTGACCCCCGGGCGAAGCAGGACGATTTCGCGCTGACCGTCATTGAGCCAGCCGAGGAGTTCGTTGATCGTCCAACGAACCCCGGTGTCATCCTGCAAGATGGTCTGCGCTCTGGTGATGATTGCCGAGGCGAGCATGGCCTATCCCTTACTTTTTGGTGGTGCGCTTGGGCTTCTCGGGGACAATCCCCTCCTCGACTTCAAACACCGGGGCTTCTTCAACGGCGGCCTCGGCCGGGGCGGCCTTCTCCTCTGCGTAGATCGGCAGGAGGTTGAGGATCTTCATGTCTTTGACCAGGATCGCGGTCGGCTCGAAGTCGCGGCCGGTGTCCACGTTGCGCAGGGCGATGATCTTGCGGCTCATGTCTTTATCCTTCCTGTTCGGTTAGGGGCCGGGGGCGGCTTCCACCGCCCCCGGGTCAGGGTGACTACTTCGTGACGACCGAGTGGACCAGGGCCTCGGGGCGCACCGCAAAGCCGTAGACGTTCAGGCCGCGCATGGCGGAGCCGAAGGTGCGCTCCAGCTTCTCCAGGTGCTCGACGTTGGTAAACTGGCTGGCGAAGCTGATGGCGTGGTTGGTGCCGGCGATGATGTTGTACTTGCCGGAGGTCACGGCCACGCGGTTGCTGGTGTAGAGGGTGAAGCGGTCGATCTCGCCGAGGCGGCCGTTCCGCAGGGCGCTGGTGCCGTCCCCGGTGATCGAGGCGTCCTTGAGATCGGACTTCTTGATCTTGCCGGCCAGGGCGGCGGGGATGATGAGGAAGCGGCCATTCTCCGGCACGTCCTGCTCATCGAGGACGGTCCCCATGTCCACGATCCAGTCAAGGATGTTCTCCTTGGTGATGGCCAGGGAGGCAGCGGCGGTGCCGAGGTTGATGTTGCCAGAGATCTTCCCGGCGGTTGCGCCTGCGTTGGCGGCGGCGGCCCCGGTGTAGACGGTCGCCAGAACGTGCGCGTCGATGACCTTCTTCATCTGCTCGGCGGCGTCCGCGGTCCAGGCATCGAACAGCTTGAGATCCGACTGGATCTTGGTGATGTTGTCCAGCTTGAAGGCGAACAGCTTGGCGTGGTCGATGGTGAGGTTCTTGGTGGTGGACACCAGATCCTCATAGGTGATGGTGTCGCCGACCTCGTAATCGGTGATCGAGACATCCGGCACCTGGCGGATGATGACCTTGTCGCCCTTCTGCTTGATCTCGCCCTCGTAGTCGGTGTTGCAGACTTCACCGAACACGGACTGGCCGTAAAACTTCTCAAGCAGCTTGCCCGACCAAAGCTCGGGGATGAACTTGCTGGCGCCGGCAGAGGTGTAGTCCGGGTATTGGGCGGCACCATAAACGGCGGGATTGTCAGCGGAACGTGCGATAGGCATGGCTTAGTGTCTCCTTAGTGTGGGCCTAGTCGCGGATGCGGCCCTCGCGGTGAGCCAGCGCAATGTCGGCCTCCAGCTTGACAAAGTCCTCGGCCGTGATCCGCCGCAGGGCTTTCTGGTGGTAGACATTGGCCACCTCGGCGCGTGTCCAGATACGCGGCTGTGGCAAGT